AGCAAACAGCAAACAAACACACACAACAAGCAAACAACTGGCAATTGACTATTGTGCGAACAAATCTGCAAATTTCAAAGTTTTCTTAAGCCTGATAAATTGTGAGGAGCATAAATTCGAGTTGGTTCTTAAATTTGCTTTTTTCTGAAACTCGAACTTGAATCCGCGATGGCGCAGTTTATCAGGCATGTCCTTTTCAAGAACCAGCATAAGCCTGTTACTTATGTTGGTTCAAGGAGAATTACGCCTCGCACTGGCATTGACTATATGACAGTGCAATCAAATGACTTCGACACCGATAGACCCTGCTCTGTGGATATTACAGAATGGGCAAGACTGAAAGGTGAGCAGAAGCTGAGATGGGACGGTAATGAATATGACAATACAGACATAATTGTGAGAACGAAACAAGGTATTGTCGTCGGTAATGTGGAAGTCGGTTCAAAATGGACTTGGTCAGATCAGGTGATCAGGTTTGATGATAAAGCATCTTGGGGAGGTGTCAATAAGAAAATGGCACCAGCTTACCAAGGGATATCGCTGGCGGTACCGGAACAAGGATCGTTTGTATCTTGGAATGCTATACAGTCAATCTTTGGTACAAACAATCAAAAACTAGAAATGGAAGTTGCAGCAAAGTTAAGGTCAATGGACCAAGCTGAAATAAATCCAGTGAGGTTTGTCTGGCGGTTGGCATATCTGTACGTCAGATCACTGTTTAAAATTGATGGAAGAGCACCAATGGTTACGAGAGCAATGGCGATAGACCAGAGCCAGATTGGTGATATGGATGTATTCAGAAGGGTGCTAGATAGGGCAGTCGGTTCTAATATCATTCCGTTCATAAGAAGAGGTTCGGAAATGGACGCTGTAGAAGATGCTGGGGTTATTGCTCTCGCTTGTACAGATACGTTGTACATAAATGGAGAGGAACAAATGAATTGGCCTGATTGTGGTGAAATATACTTCACACACCAAGGAATTGGAGCAGGAGCAATTCAGACAGTAATGTTGGACACATTTGTGGTTGAAAGGGCTGCAAGATCTTGGTGTGCAACATATGCTTCAATAGAATTGTTTGAAGAATGTGTCGATGCAATAGCAATGATGCATTTAAGCAACAATGACAGAACCATGTTTTCAGGTTCGACAATGGTAATGTCATTACCAAGGCTGGAAACAGGTGCACTGGCAATGGCTCCTTTGATGATGCCTGTGGAAATAGATTTCAATGAAATGCTTGGAGTCTCAGGGTATATGGTGATTGAGAAAGCTGTGCTCATGAGAGCTATCTGTCAGCTTTGTGTTGATTATTATTGTTATGCTTCAGTTTTGTGGCAAGATTCATATGGCTACATAACTGAGAACATAAGAAAAGTATTTTGGTCTGTTTTGGATGGTGCATATCGGCCTCAAATATGGAGGTTTGTTCAAGGAATGTTTGAACAATTGGGCATAAAGGGAGAATTGGGCAGAATAATAAGCTCAATAAGACCTGGAAACAAACATAAGAATGGATGGAAACTGATGCACAGATCAATCGGAACGAGAGTTCAATGGGAT